GTCACGCGCGCAAAAAATTTTGGCCGGGCCATAGGTTTGATTAGCGCGTCAGAAATCAAAGAATTCAAACGATGGGTGCGAGTGAGCAGAAAACAGCGAAGGACGGCAGTCGAAGGGGCGGCGCGCGCAAGGGCGCTGGCCGCAAGCCCAAGCGTGCGTCTTCGCCGACGGCCATCAATGAGGTCGACCTTAAGGCGGCGATGACGGCGCCAGCGCCGGCCGAGATCGAGTCTGCTGTCGACGGGCAGTGGCGGCAGTCGCTGGAAGGCCTGAAGAACATCATGCTGCACGCCGGCAGTGACACGGCGCGCATTGCGGCGGCAAAGGAAGTCCTCGATCGCGGGTACGGCAAGCCTGCCGTCGAAATCGGCGGCGATGGCGCGCTACCGATGCTGCCGTTCATGGCCGCACCGAGCCTGGCGCCGTCGACAACGGCGACGATGCGCGCGGAAGCGCAGAAGTACGCGAACCTGGCCGTGCTCGTGCTGCGCAAGATCGCGGAGAACAGTTTGAGCGAGACGGCGCGCGTTGCCGCGCATCGTGCGCTGATCGAACGTGAGTGCGGCACGGTCGGCACGGCGAAGATGCCGGACGAACGCCGCGAGCAGCCGCTCGGCAAAAAGGAACAGGCGCAGCGCGCGGCAGCTGCGGCGGCAACGGGCCGGTTCGCTACGCCGACGCCGCCGCGGCATAACCAGGAAGCCGTGCAGTGACGCACGATGCCTGGTGGACAACGGCGGTTCCTGACTGGGAAGAAAGGATCGTCGCAGGCAAGTCGCTGATCACGTTCCCGCCGCTGTTTCCGATCGAGGCGGAAGCGGCGCTCGAGGTGTTCAAGGGGCTCCGCGTCGTTGACGTTCCAGGCCGCCCGACAATGGGAGAGGCCTGCAAACCTTGGTCGATAGATTTCGCCGGCGCGATCTTCGGAGCTTACGATCCGGACTCCGGGGTCCGGCATATCAACGACTTCCACCTCGACATCGCGAAGAAGAACATCAAGTCGACGCTTGCCGCCGGCGTGATGTTGACTGCGCTGATCAGGAACTGGCGGGAATCCGGCGAGTTCTACATCCTCGCGCCCACGAAGGAGATCGCGGACAATTCGTTCTTCCCCGCGCGCGATATGGTGGGGGCGGATGATGATCTGAAAGCGCTGTTGCTCGTCCAGCAGCATTCGCGACTGATCACACATCGGAATACGGGCGCGTTTCTTAAGGTCATCGCCGCAGATTCCGAAACCGTCGGCGGCAAGAAGACGATCGGGCTGCTGATCGATGAACTCTGGCTCTTCGGCAAGCGCGCGAATGCGGAGGCGATGATCCGCGAGGCCAAGGGTGGTCTCGCCTCGAGGCCGGAAGGCTTCGTTATTTCGCTGTCGACGAAACCGGATGGAACTCCGGCCGGCGTCTATGCGCAGCGGCTCGAATACTTCCGAGCGGTGCGCGACAGCAAGATCAAAGACCCTCGCTCGCTCGGTGTGATCTACGAATACCCGAAGCGCTTTATCGAAAGCGGCGATTACAAGAAGCGCGAGTTTTTCTATATCCCGAACCCGAATCTCGGCGTCTCGGTCAGCGAACAATACCTGGTCGACGAGCTCGCCAAGGCGGAATTCGCGGGCAAATCCGCAGTTGTTAACTTCTTCGCCAAACATCTCAACGTCGAGCCGACCGCGAGTTACCGATCGGACGGATGGGCCGGCGCAATCGTCTGGCCGCGGGGTGTCGAGATAGGTCTCACACTTGACGAGATCCTGAAGCGCAGCGAAGTCGTTTGCGTCGGCATCGACGGCGGCGGGCTTGACGATCTTCTCGGCGTTGCGGTCGTTGGCCGCGAGAAAGGCACGAGCCGCTGGCTCGGCTGGGCGCACGGGCTGATCTCCACGATCGGCGTGAAACGCCGTAAGGCGAACGCGGAGGACTATCTCCGTTTCAAGCGTGCCGGCGATCTGACCGTCTTCAAGTTCACCCACAACGGCGGCCCGGCTCTCGATGAGGAAGAGTACGATCCCGATCTCGCCGAGCTGATCGATGATGCGATCACGTCTGACTACGTGCCGCCGTCCGATGACGAAGACAGTCCTGATCGTTCCGACTCGTTTGCGCCAAGCCTTCCGCCGGACATCCAGTACGTCGTCGATCTCGTGCAGCGTGTCCGTGATGCCGGGTTGCTCGCGCAGGTCGGCGTAGACGCGGCAGGGATTGGCGCCATTGTCGATGCGCTCGCCGGCATCGGCGTCACGCAGGATGCCGAAACGCTCGATGCCGTACGGCAAGGCATCGCGCTCATGGGTGCTATCAAGACGATCGAGCGAAAGCTCGCGGACGGATCGTTCCGTCATAGTGATCAAAGTCTGCTGAGTTGGTGCGTCGGAAACTTGAAGATCGTTCCGACGCCGACCGCGATGCGAGCCGGACGTGACGAAACTGGCTTCGGCAAGGTCGATCCGCTGATGGCGCTGTTCAATGCGGCGCATTTGATGAGTTTGAATCCGGAAGCGCAGGATGTCTTCCCCGATGATTATGAAATGCAAGTGTGGGCCTAGGATACGGTGATGGCTTGGCCGAAATGGCTGTCCTGGGGACCGTCTGCCCAGGATCGCTACATCGATGATTGGCTCAAAGGCATCGAGCGCGGCCTCGCCTCGGCGACAGGCATTCGCGTGACAGTGCATGATGCGTTGACGTGCCCCGGCATCGCCGCGTGCGTCCAAGTCCAGTCGGAAGACCTTGCGAAAGTCCCGCTTGATTTGAAAAAGCGGGCGGACGTCGGGTTCGAACCGGCGGCCGATCATGAAATCTTTCCGCTGTTGAAGTTCGGCCCGGCACCGTGGCTGCCTTCCTATCGCTGGCGCAAGGCGCTGGTGCATACGGCGATGGCGCATGGCAACCATTATTCGCGTGTGTGGCGAGACGAAACGGGCCGCATCGCCCGCATCACCCCGATTCAGACTGGCCGCTGCGGGGTTCGATGGGCTGCCGACGGCGAACCGTTCTTCGATATCACATCCCCGTTAGGCATCGAGCGTGGGTTGTCCTGGCAGGATGTCATCCACGTTGCCTATCGAGACTCTCATGACTGTGCGGACAACGGCGGCATCATTGGCGTCTCGCCGATCCTGCAGAACAAGGAGACGGTCGCGCTGATGCTTGCGGCCGAGCGGTTCGCTGCAACGTTCTTCGCCAATGGCGCGCAACCTTCGATGATTTTGGAGTATGACAAAAAACTCCCGAACGATGAAGTCGCGCAGCGCATCCGCGCCGGCATCGAGCGAGTCTATGGTGGCATCGATAACAAGTGGAAGGTCGCCATCCTCGAGCTCGGCATGAAGATGCGCGAGACCTCGTTTGATCCGAGCAAGACGCAATTGACCGAGACGCGCAAGCTTGGTGCGGAGATGGCATGTACGATGTTCCGCACGCCGCCGCATAAGATTGGGCTGCTCGACCGTGCGACGAACAACAATATTGAGCATCAGGGCATCGATTACGTGACCGGGCCCCTGGCGGCGCTTGCGCGCAGTGTCGAGTCCGCGCTTGCGGTTGCCTGTCTCACTCCCGCCGAGCGCGCGCAATACAAGATCGAACACAATCTTGAAGGCTTGATGCGCGGCGACATTCTCTCGCGCTATCGCGCCTATGCGATCGGACGGCAGTGGGGATGGCTCTCGGTCAACAAGATTCTCGAACGCGAGAATGAGAATTCCATCGGGCCGGACGGTGACCAATACCTCGTTCCGTTGAACATGGTTCCTGCGGGCGAAGATCCGATGAAGGATGATCCGCAGTCGCCGGGCCAGAACAACGCTGCCGATGCTTCGGACTGGATGCCGAGCGACGTTCGTTATGCGCTGCCTGCGTTTGCGTCGTTCAACCCGAAGAAACTAAACGGTCGCAAGCCTCCGCGTCGTATCGCGTCATCTCTAGTCGGCGCCAAAGGCGAACCCCTCTACCTCAACTGAGGATCAACATCATGAGCCGCGTCTTCAATGCGCTCACGGCGGAGCCGTGGGCAATTATTCCTTCCGAATTGCAAAAGATTGCGGCCATCGTGCAGCGACACGACATGCCGGATGCGGCGCATGCGGTGCCGGAATATGTCAAGCGCGATTACGAGCTGATGGCGGGTCCCGGCGCGCAAAAGATTCCCGGTGCGCAGCGCGCATACGCCATCGACGGGGTCGCTGTGCTTCCGTTGGTCGGTCCTATCTTTCCGCGCGCCAACATGATGACCGAGATGTCCGGCGCGACCTCGGTCACGATGCTGCAGAACGATTATCGCGCGGCGCTGCTCAATCCGGAGATTGGCGCAATCCTGTTGCTGATCGATAGCCCTGGCGGTGCGGTCTCGGGCATCAATGCATTTGCGGATGCAGTCGCTTCGGGCAAGCAGAAAAAACCGACCGTATCCTATGTGTCCGGAACCGCCGCCTCGGCGGCATACTGGATTGCCAGCGCGACAGGGGAAATTGCAATTGATCGCACGGGTATTGTCGGATCGATCGGCGTCGTGGCCGCGCTGCCGGTGCAGGTCGCGCCTGACGCGAGCGGGGAATTGTGGGTCGAGATCGTGTCGTCGAATGCGCCGAACAAACGACCTGACCCGGTGAGCGAAGAGGGCCGTGCGGAAATCGTCGCAACCTTGGACGCCATTGAAAAGCAGTTCGTGGCGGACGTTGCCAAGGGCCGCAAAGTCTCGGTCGAAAAGGTGCTCTCCGATTTCGGTCAAGGCGGCGTCAAGGTCGGCGCCGATGGCGTGAAAGCCGGCATGGCCGACAAGGTGCAGAGCTATGATGCGACACTGAACAGCCTGCGCAAGATGGTCGCCAACCAGCGCAAGCTTGCGGCGCTGAAACAGTAACTCTTTCAAATCTTGTATTGCGTACCAAACGGGATCCCGGCGAAGGCCGCGGATAAGGCGGGTGCTCACGCGCCCACAATCTCGCAACACAGGAGATTTATCATGCGAGACATCGTGAGCCTTCGGCAGGATCGCGCGAAGGCGTATGAGAAAATGGAAGCGGCTCTCGCTTCCGAGGCGGAGAACCGTCAGGAGCAGTTTGACGCTGCAGCGGCGGAAGTCGAAGCACTCGACAAGGATATCGCCAATGCCGAGCGCATGCAGAAGCTCAAGAGCGACAAGGCGACCGGTACTGCGCAATCCGAGACCGGCGATATGGACCCGGCGCGCGTGCAGGGCTTCATGGCGAAGTACCGCAATTTGCCGGCGCATACGCATGTCGTGCCGAAAGGCGGCGTGCTGAGCCCCGCCCAGTCGGCGGCGTTCGGTGATCTGCTGTTCGCCGTGCGGCGCGCTGCGCTCAACCGCGGTGTCGATGACCGCCTGGTCGGTGTCGAGGCCTCGAGTGGTTCGAACGAAGCCGTTCCGTCCGATGGCGGCTTCCTTGTCGAGAAGGATATCGCCGATGGCCTGCTGCAGCGCACGTTCCAAGTCGCGCGCATTGCCGACCGCGCCCGCCGCATTCCGATCTCGGCCCGTTCGAACGGCCTGAAGATCAACGCGCTGAAGGACGACTCGCGTGCGACCGGCTCGCGCTGGGGCGGCGTGCAGGGCTACTGGATCGGAGAGGGTGACTCGCTCACGCCGACGCGTCCGAAATTCCGGCAGATGAACTTGGAATTGAAGAAGCTCGCGGGGCTTCTCTACGCCACGAGTGAGATGCTGCAGGACTCGACTGCACTTTCTGCGGTCATCAGCGAAGCGTTCCCGAACGAATTCGCCTTCCTGCTCGACGACGCGATGTTCGAAGGGCCGGGTGGTGCCACGCCGCTGGGCTTCATGAACGCCGGCTGCAAGGTGACTGTCGCGAAGGAAACCGGGCAGGGCGCTGGCACCATCGTGAAGGAGAACATCGACAAAATGTGGGCGCGTTGCCCGGGCGGCATGATGGGCGACGCGGAATGGTGGATCAACCAGGACTGCTTCCCGCAGCTCAACGGTCTGACGCAGGTGATCGGCACCGGCGGCGTGCCGGTCTATCTGCCGCCCGGCGGGCTGTCGCAGTCTCCCTACGGCACGCTCATGGGCCGTCCGGTTCGCCCGATCGAGTATTGCTCGACGGTCGGTACCGAGGGCGACATCGTTCTGGCTGTTCCGAGCCAGTACACGATCATCGAGAAAGGCGACATCCAGTACGCCACCTCGATTCACGTCGCGTTCCTCACGGATGAGCAGGCGTTCCGGTTCATCTACCGCGTGGACGGCCAGCCGGTCGACGACAAGCCGATCACGCCGTTCAAGGGCACGAACAAGCAGTCGCCGTTCGTGACGCTGGCGACGCGCTCGTAAATCCAAACCATCGTCATGAGACCGGTGCCCGCCTAAGCGCGGGTGCCGGTTTCGGACGGTCCATCATCAGGAGAAAACTTCGATGTCGGTACTCAGCTTCGCTTCCGATCATCCCGTCAAAGGGCTGGACCCGGTTGCCGATGCCTTCTCGGGCACGGTGTATTCGGACTGCGTCAACATGGCGAATTACGCCAGCGCGGAATTCACCATCTACAAGGGCGTTGGCGCGCTCGGTACGTCCACGATCACCATCGAGGCGTGCGACAATGCGAATGGCGACAATCCGGTCGCGGTCCCGTTCTACTATCAGGCCTACACGGGTGCCGATGATGTGCCTGGTGCGGTGACGGCGGCGACTGCTGCTGGCTTCACCACCACGGCAGGGTCGAGCCAACTCTATGAGATCCAGGTCGACTCGCAGCGGCTCGGCGGCAAGAGCTGGTGCCGGCTGAAGGCGGTCGAAGTGGTCAATGACCCTGTGCTCGGGTGCATTCTGATCGAGGTGGAAGGCCCGCGCTACGCGACGGACATTCCGGCCACGGCCATCGCGTAATCGAGTCCAAGCACTCATCGGGAGTGCCCGTCAATCGGGCACTCCTTCTTCTCTTCAAAAGTCCCTGTTTCGCCATTTCGGCGACCCTGAGGGTCGAATCAGGAGCACAGAGCTATGACCGTCCACTCGCAACATATCAACGGCTGCCTCGCCTATTGGGAAACACACCGCAAATGCATCCTCGATGCGATCGGCGCGGACGTGGTGAAATACGTCGATGACTTCGTTGTCCTTCCTGGAACGGATGCTTCGTTCGATCCGTGGACGGTAACACTAGTTGAAGCCGGAACCGGCGAGACGACCGTTACCTCGGGCAACGCCGGCAACGGCACGCTGCTCATCACCACGGACGACGCGGAGAACGATGGTGCCAATCTCCAGCTCAACGGAGAGAGCTTCAAGCTGGAAAGTGGCAAGCCGCTCTATTTCGGCGCACGCGTGCAGAGCATCAGCGATGCGACGCAGAGCGACATTTTTATCGGTCTCGCGATCACGGATACCGACATTCTCGGCGGCGTGACCGACTCCATCGGTTTCCAGAAAGTCGATGGCTCGACCGATCTCACGTTCGTCGTTAACAAGAACAGCACGGCGACCACGGCGAGCGGTCTGAAGACACTCGCCGCCTCGACCGCCTATATCCTCGAATTTTATTGGGATGGCGCGGGGCTGGAAGTGTTCGTCGATGGCGTCTCCGTCGCGACGCCTGCGATTACCAATCTTCCCGACGACGAGGAATTGCGTGTGTCTCTGCAGTTCCTCTCCGGCTCGGCTGGTGCGAAGACCTGTCACGTCGACTGGATTCGCTGCATCAAGTTCGGTCGCCAGTAGGCCAAAGGCAATTCATTTCAGGGGGTGCCGCGAGCGGCGCCCCCAATCTGATGGAGGGCAGATATGGCGCTCGCGGGCTCTATTACGGTCACCACGGCGGACCTTGGTGGCGGCTATACAAAATACAACATCGCGTGGTTGTCATCGGCCGCCGGCGCGGTCACCGAGAATTCCGTCCCGATCAAGCGCGGGCACATCCATCAAGCCAAATTCATTCCTGATGGTGGAGGAACGCAGCCAACCGATCTCTACGACGTCACGTTGGTCGACGCGATAAGCGGTGGCGTGGATTTTTTGACAGGCATCGGCGCCAATCTTTCGAATGCAAATCGCAAGATCGGCGTGCCGCAGGTCGGCGACGGCACGACCGCATTTCAGCGCGTCTTCCATGAGGGCGGTGATCTTTATCCGACTGTCGCAAATGCCGGCAACGCAAAAGGCGGGGCCATCGTCTTGGTGATGGGGCCGTAAGCGGCCATGTTCGAGGTCGTAAGCCCGGCGTCCGATCGGACGCTCCTGACCTTGGCGGAACTGCGCGATGCCGTCGGCGCGACCGATGCATCGCTTGATCCGTCGCTGCGGGCGCTCGGCAACTATATCACCGCGACACTGGTCTCGGCCGCGCGGCTGCGCACGGACGGAGCGACGCCAGCGACGTTTCGATTGGAGTCCGTCCGCGACACGTTCCGCTCCGTCATGTCGGTGCCGATAGGGCGGCATCGGTATGTCGCCCATGGCGAAAAGACTCTTTACCTTTCGCGCAAGCCCATCGTTGCGATCACGTCGATCATCGAGAATGATGTTGCTCTGACGAGCGACGATTACGTGACGAACAAGAGCGGCGCCGCGTTGACAAGATTGACGTCGGATATCGAGACATGCTGGCCAGCCGGCAAGATTGTCGTCGATTACACGGCAGGATATTCGATGGTCCCCTATGATTTGAAGTTCGCCGCGCGCCGCTTCGTCGCATTGATCGGCCAGCAGGCTGATCGTGATCCGCTTTTGAGGAGAAAAGTCATTCCTGGCGTGAGCGAAAAGGAATGGTGGGTTGAACCCGCCCGCGAGGTTGGGGTGCCGCCCGAGATCATGGACCTTCTTGAGCGCGGCGGATTCGTCGAAGAATTGGAAATCTGACCATGCTTCTACCTGGACGCTATGACCTCTATGTGCAGGCGATCACCGCTGCGCTGACCGCCCAAGTGCAGCCGTCGATCGATGATCTCGACGGTATGCTGGCCGCGACTATCACGGCAGAGGTGATCGGCTTTACGGGCGGGTCGAGCATCAGTGCCGTCGTGCGTACGTCGTTAGACGGCGGGACTGTCTGGTTCGACGTGGCGCGTTTCGATTTCAGTGGCGCCGGCAAAAAATATGCGAACCTGTCCGGATTAACTGCGAAAGGCATCACGGCTTATGCCGCGCTCAATGCGGAAGGTGTAAACGACGGGTTGCTTGGCCCGATGTGGGGCACCGTCATCACGAGCGTCGGGACATTCACCAATACGAACCTGGCGGTTCGGCTAAATGTCCGATGATCTCTGAAGCGCAGCAATCGATCAATGATCTGGACGCCGACCTCGAGGAAGACGGCGAGTATATCACTCTTCGGCGGGTGATTGGATCGGGTTCTAATACGTCCAATGTCGATTGTCAGAAAGTTCCGGCCGCAGTGCGTGCGTTCAAACCGGAGGAATTGGTCGGGGGGATCACGCAGACTGACTCTCAGGTGATCATCTCGCCGACGGTGCTGCGTCGGAAACAGTGGCTCCCTCCGGCGAGCCCATCTCTCCCATCCTTCCCCTGGCTTCCTCAGATCAACAACAAGGCGATCATTCAGGGACGAGTCCGAAAAATCTCATTCATGAAGCCGATTGTGGTAGGTGGGGAAGTGGTGCGGATTGAATTGGTGGTGGCCGGGTAGATGCTTTCCGCTCGCATTGAGCCGGTTGATCGGGATGTCGAGGTGCTCATTTCTGACGTTCTTTCGCCCGTCGCACAATCAGCGGCTCTGGCCGAAGAGGCGAGGAAGCAACTCAAGGTCGGCGAAGAGCAGAACCGCTCGGTACTCGGCCGCATCCCGCCGCATACGACGACTGTCGACGGGTCGGCGAATGGCGATGAGAACCAGGTCAAGCCGGATGGTGTTATCGTTTACGAGTTTGATCTTGCGACCGACCTGTTCGTCTATATCGCTGATCAGTTGCAGACGCATGCGCCGGTCGGCGGCGCGGGCGATCCGCACCCAGGTCTGTATAAAAAGTCGTTCGATCTGTACGCCGATGGGGAGTTGATCGAGGTCGGTAAGGCGATTCCGCAGGAGGCGCGGGAATTCGTTTTCATCAATGACCTTCCCTATTCGCGAAAGATAGAGCTGGGACGTTCGTCGCAAGCGCCGGACGGCGTGTTTCAGGCAGTCGCCCTGCTTGCCCGCGCCCGCTTCGGAAACGTCGCCAGGATTGAGTTTAATTATCGTGCACCGCTTGGGGCGCCGAAGACCGTTCAGGTTTCGCCGAGGGGTACCGCGCGTGCGCGGACGGAAAACAAATCGGACAACCGATATCCGGCAATCGTCGTATCATTGAGGTAAGCGATGGCGAAGGCAGCATTCGACGCCATCGAAGCGCGGATCGGCGCATCGTGGACAAGCAATGATGGGACTGTTCTTCCCGTCATTGGGCTGAGCACATCGACGCCATCGCCATCGGACGGGACGCCGTTTCTTGAATTCGACTATCCGGTCAATAACGAGCGTCCGTTTACGTTCGGTGATCCCGGCAATAACTTCTATCGGCAGGAATGCGTCTTTCGTATCATCGTGAATGAGACAATTGGAATTGGTCTCGATCGACTATTCGGATGGGCGGATGAACTTGCTGCACTCTACCGCGGAAAGGCATTTTCGAGCGTCCAATGCTTCGAAGCGTCGATCGGACCGGTTGATGACCGCGGCTTAAACGCGAACTACGTCCAGATCGCGATCGCGGTACGCTATTGGTTCTACGTGACCGGCTGACGATCATAAAATTCAGTTGGCGTCCGCCCGATCCGCGCCTTGGGCAAGCGCGCACACGCAGCGTCGCGCCGACGACGCCTTCCCTCAGATGGAGCCCGTTCTATGGCCCTTCCAGCCTCAGTTGCACGCACGCGCGTCGCGGAAATCATTGAAGTCACCAACGGGACGACGCCCACTACTCCCGTGTTTCAGAACCTGCGGGTGACCGGCGCGGGCTTGCGCTCGAACAAAGGCACCGCGCCTATTCGCGAATTGCGCTCCGACGCCAACGTCATCGCGGAAGTACAGACGGCACAATGGGCCACGGGGGCATACAATTTCGCGCTCTCCTATGGATCGTTCGACGACATTTTTTCGTCGGCGTTGCGCAATACCTGGTCGACGAATGTGCTCAAGAACGGCACGTCGATCATCTCGATGACGTTCGAAGAAACGCTCGATCACAACGGATCGAGCACGTATGCGCGCGTGCCCTACGCGCTGGTCGATACCTTGAGCCTGCAGATCGATGCCGAAAAGGAAGTGACCGGATCGTTCGGCTTGATCGGCCAAAAGCTCGTCGTCGACACGGCAATCGCATCCGGAGCGACCTATACGGCAACGAATACCAAGATGCCGATGGCGGCTGGCTTATCCGTCGCCGCGCTATCTGTGCTCGGGCTTTCGACGCCGAAGGTGAAGGGGCTAAAGCTGGATATCAAGAACGGAATTCGGCGGCGTCACGTCGTTGACAGCCTTTACCCGGATTCGTTTGGGTATGATCTGATGGATGTGACCGGGTCAGTCGATATCTATTTCGACAGCAATGCGGCGCTGACTCAAGTGCTCAACCACGGCACGGGATCAATCGCCGCGACAATCGGGCAGACCACGAACGAAAAGTACACGATCTCGCTTCCGGTCGTTCAATTCCTCGACGGTGTGCGCCAGTTAGGCGGAACGAATGCGGATGTACTGATGTCCATCCCGTTCCGGGCGACTGGATCGGACAATTCGTCTAACCCATCCATCTCCATCACGCGCGCCGTGGCGTAAGCGGAGGATTCCATGAAAGTCAAAATCGATATCGCCTTCGATGGTTATCCGAACGGCGACGACAAACAGGGCGTGCATTTCGCGGTCGGCGAGACGATCGACGTGTCCGATGATTTCGGCACACTGATCGTTGGCAAAGGTCTGGCGCACGCTGCAGAATCAACCGCAGAACAGGTGGTGCATGAAACTCAGTGAGATCAAGCGCAACGTCGAAGCGATCGAGCAGGGAACGTGGGTCGGCGCGAAATACGGCACGCCGATCCCCGGCATGGGCGATCTGTGCATCAAGACACGCGGAGCCGGCAACTCCGATTGGAAGCAATTGGAGGACAAGCTGCTGCAGGCCGCGCCAGCCGTGAGACGTATTGCTGGGTTAAGCCGCGACGACCGCGATGCCATCACGGCGCAATGCCTCCTCAATTGCGGCACAACGGATTGGTCTGGCATCGAAGGCGACGACAATCAGCCCGTCCCGTATTCGAAGGCACAGGCCGAATTGTTCTTCACGGACCGCGCCTACGAGGATCTGCGCAACGCGGCACTTTACGCCGCGAATATTGTCGGGACTGCTGCTGCGGAAAGCCTGAAGGTCGACGCAAAAAACTAACCAACGCCCTGCGCTGGAATTTGGCGTGGGGCGATCAGGTCGAGTGGTTGGAAAAGTGGGCGGCCGAGACAGGCGAGGTCGCCGAGTGCCTAAATAACAGGCCAGATGTCCCGGTCCATCTTCTGTTTGTGTGGTCGGCCTACCTGCAGTTGAGGACGGACCGACAGGTCGGTCTCGATAAAGGTCCGATCATGTTCTCATCGATCAATGCCTATGCCCAACGCTATCATATCGATGACATCGATCTGTTCGACCGGTTCGTCGCGCTGATCCGCGCGATGGACAACGAAGAGCGGTCCTTCAAACCAGAGCAGCAGCAAACCTGATGGCTGATGAAGTCGTCAAAACGATCCGGATTGTCGGCAAGCCAGAGCAGTTAAAAGAGCTCGCCGATCAGATCAAGGGCGTGGCCGATGCGCAGGGCGTTGTCGCTCGCGTGTCGGACACGTCGTCGCGGTCGCTCGACTCCATCGAGAAGGCGTATCAACGGCAGACGATGCGGCTGGACGAGGGCGCGCGTCAGCAGCAGAAATACACGCAGGAACTGGCGGTCGCGCAGAAAGCCTACGACACAGGCCGCATTTCCAGCGCGGATTATGCCGACCGCATCTCGCTGATCAACGACAAGTTCGACAAAGGCTCGCCGCTGGCGCGAGGATTCCAGCGGGCTTTGAGCGGCGTACAGGGGCAGTTGATCGCGTTATCCGCCGGAGCCGGCCCGGTCGGAGTGTTTCTGTCCGCGCTCGGACCATGGGGCGTCGCCGCTGCCGTTGGGGTTGGCCTCGTCGAATCTGCATTCTCGCGCGCGAGCGAGATGGCGCATCAGTTCGGAGAACGCTCGGTCGAACTTTCGCGTTTCTCCGAGGCGACGGGATTGACCGTCGCGCAGATCAAGGCTCTCTCGCGCGCCGCCGCGGAGCATGGTGTCTCATCCGATGAGGTGGTTCGCTCGATCGAGAAATTTACCGTCGCATGGGAAGAGCTGCGCAACGGTGGCGGAACGCTGCTCGACCAGGTCCGCAAGGTCGACGCTGGCCTTGCCGACCAGATGCAGCGCGCGAGAGACAGCGCGTCGGCGATCGATCTGTTGGCAGAAGCCATCCATCGCGCCGACGAGGCGGGCAACCTATCACAGCGCAATGCGCTGGCGCGCGCCGCTGGCGGCCGCGGTGGCGTGTCCGGACTGGTCGGAATTTCGACAGCAATTTCCGAATCCGGCGGTCTCTCCAATATGGCAGACAGAACAAGTTCCCTGTTCAGCTCAGAGAAGATCGAAGCCTTGCGCAAGCTGCAGACAGAGATCGACGAAACAAAGAAACGCACGCAGAACTATTACGCATCGATCGCATCGGAAGAGATTCTGTCCGGCGCGCTCAAGATGGCGCAATACCAGGAGCGTCTCGCCAAAGCGGCGAAGGACTTCGCCGACGCGCATCCGGATTGGTCAGCATGGGCGCAGTTTTTCACGGAGATCAAGGCATACTTCGGTATGGGCCCGCAGCCGGGCGACGCGCCCGAAAAGCCGATGCGCATTCAGATGCCGATGGTGCCATCTGTACCGATGCCGCGCACGCGACCGGGTCCGCAAGGTGAATCGCTTGGTGATCTGTCTCCCGGCGCGGTCGCAAGCCAGTGGCGCGATTATGTTTCGGCGCTCGGCGGCGCAGCGACGGCGAACGATCGTCTCAAGGCGAAGCAGTCCGAACTCTACGCGCAATTAAAAGACGGAAAGATCACGCTCGACACCTATAACAAGGCGCTCGCTGGGGAAAACTTCCAAGCCTCGAATGCGGCGCTGAATACGCGCATCGGTCTGCTGGGCCAGATGGCTCCCGCGAGCGATCTCGTTACGGCCGCGCAGAACAGGATGATCGAGGCGCAGAAACAAGGCGCGCGTCTCTCCGGTGAAGAAAGGGCGGCACTCCTCTCCCGCGTCCTGGTTGAAAAGCAGTCTGCCGATAATGCCATCCTCGTCTCGAACGGTGTGGCGACTGCGGAAGGCATGCGGTCTACCAAACTCGCCGAGCTCAATCAATTGCTGCGCGAGCACAAGCTGACGCAGGACCAAGTGACCGTATCCGCCGCCGCCTACGAACGGCAGATCAAGGACATCGTCGATCAGCAGAAGGTGCAGCAGGCCACGCTTCCGAACTTGCAGCAACTCGCGAATGACGCGGGTCGGCTCGATAAGCAACTCGATCAGGTTGCGACCGGTTCACTCAACCAGATGACGACATCGCTCGCCGATATG